CGTCGTGGTTGGGTTTGGCGCGGCGTCGGATGTGCCGCAGGTGTTGCTGCAGGCGATCCGGATGCTGGTCACGCATTGGTACGAAAACCGCGGGCTGATCGCCATCGGGCAGACCATTGCGATGCTGCCGCCGAGCGTCAACGCAATGATCGCGTCGCATCGGGTGCTGTCGCTATGATCGATCCTGGACAGCTAAAAACGCGCCTCGTGCTGCAACAGCCCATCGAGACGCCGGACGATCAGGGCGGCGTCACGCGCACATGGTCGAGCTATGGCAATGCCTGGGCGCAGGTGACGCCGCTCTCGGCGCGCAACGGCGTCGAGGCGGATGCCGACGGGGCGACACAGGCTTACCGCATCGTGATGCGCTCGAATTTCAGCCTGACGTTGCAGCACCGGCTGGTCGATGGCGCGCGGATCTACGCGATCAACGCTATCCGCGATCGTGACGACCGCCGTTTCATCGAGATCGACGCAGAGCTGCGCATCTCCTAACCGGATATTTCAACATGACAATGGCCAACGTGGCGCTGCGCGCCGCGATCCATGATGCTTTGAGCGGCGACAGCGCGCTGACGTCCGTTCTTGGCGGAAGCCGCATCTATGACGAAACGCCGCGCAATGTGACGTTTCCCTATGTCATGCTCGGCGAGACGCGCCTGCTCGATCTATCCGGCGACGGCGGCGATACGCAGGAACATCAGCTGACGCTGCATGCATGGTCGCGGCATGGCGGTCATCGCGAAGCGCACATGATTGCCGGTGCGCTGTTGCAGGCGCTGGACGATGCACCGCTGTCGCCGGACGGGCACCGCCTGGTGAATCTCCGATTTTCTGTCGCCGACATCCGCCGCGAGAGCGACGGCAAGACCTACCACGCACTGGTGCGGTTTCGCGCCGTGACCGAACCACTTTCTTAAGGAGACGCCATGGGCGCGCAAAAGGGCAAAGACCTGTTGCTGAAGATGAGCGACGGCACGGATTACGTGACTGTCGCGGGCTTGCGAAGCCGCAACATCGCATTCAACGCAGAAGTGGTGGACATCACGCACGCGGATTCCGTCGATCGATGGCGCGAGCTGCTGGAAGGTGCGGGTGTCAAGCGCGCGTCAATTGCGGGCCGTGGTCTGTTCAAGGACGCTGCGTCCGATGCGCTGATGCGCCGGACCTTTTTCGACGGAACGATCAAATCGTGTCAGATCATTGTGCCGGATTTCGGAACCATCGAAGGCCTGTTCCAGATTTCCAGCCTGCAGTTCGCCGGGGAGCACAATGGCGAGGTCACCTTCGATCTCAGCCTTGAATCGGCGGGCGCGCTGACCTTCACCGCGGTCTGACCATGGCCAACAAATATCGCAGCGAAATCGATGCGGAGATCGGCGGACGGCGCAGGACGCTGGTGCTGACACTCGGCGCTTTGGCCGAGCTTGAAAGCGCGTTTGGCGCCGGCGATCTGATGGCGCTGGCCGAGCGCTTCGGGTCTGGCCGTCTTTCGGCGCGTGATCTGATCCGCATTATTGCGGCCGGTCTGCGCCGCGCCGGCGAGACAGTCACCGACGAGGAGGTGGCGGCCATGACCATCGCGGGCGGCGTGGCCGGCTATGTGAGCATCGCCGCCGATTTGATCTCGACCACATTCACTGATCGGGACGCGGCTTCATGAAACCCTTTCCCTGGGCGGACGCGATCGGATTTGGTCTCGGCGTGCTTCGGCTGTCGCCAGATGCGTTCTGGAGCATGACGCCGCGAGAACTCGCTTTCGCGATCAGGGCGCTACGCGGCCCTGCGCATGAACCGATGGAGCGCGCCGCGTTCGACGGGCTGATGGCGAAATTTCCGGATGGAGCGAAGCGCCCATGAGCGACATCAACGTCAATATCGATGACGCCTCGCAGAGCGCGACCAACCTGGCGTCTCAACTGAAAACGCTGGAGGCCGGCGCCAACACGTTCTCCCGCGCCATCACCCAGTCGTTTGCGGTCTCGATCACCACCGGACGGCAGTTCGATGATGTTCTGAAATCGCTCGCGTTGCGGATGTCCTCCATCGCACTGAACGTTGCGTTGAAGCCGGTGCAGACCTCGATCACCGGCGGCATCGACAGTCTGCTGTCGGGATTGACGGGTACGAGTACTGCGGCAAGCACGGTATTCGCAGCGGCCAAGGGCGCGGTGAAACCATTTGCAACCGGCGGGGTGATCGGCACACCGACTTACTTCCCGCTGATGCAGGGCGGTCTCGGTCTCGCAGGCGAGGCGGGACCGGAAGCCATCATGCCGCTGAAGCGTGGGCCGGATGGGCGGCTCGGCGTCGCCGGAAGTGGCGCGACCAACAACATCACGGTGCAGATCGCTTCGCCGGACCCCGGCAGCTTCCGCCGTTCCGAAAGTTACATCACCGGTCAGATCGCGCGGGCTGTTGCGCGCGGCCAACGCAGTCTCTGAGGTTGCATGAGTAGCTTTCACGAAGTTCTGTTCCCGCTCGATATCGCGCTGAAGAGTGCGGGCGGTCCCGAGCGCAAAACCGAGATTGTCGCGTTCGGCTCGGGTCGCGAGCAGCGTAACGCGCGCTGGGCGCATTCACGCCGCCGCTACGATGCAGGCTATGGCGTGAAGACGTTCGACGCCCTGCAGCAGGTGGTGGCGTTTTTCGAAGAACGCCGCGGGCAGCTCTATGGCTTTCGCTGGCGTGACAGGCTGGACAATTCCTCTGCGACTGACTCTCTCTCTGTCACGCCGATGGATCAGGTCATCGGCACCGGCGATGGCGCGCAGGCAACGTTTCAGCTTGTGAAAACTTACGGCAATCTTTACGCGCCTTACGCGCGGCCGATCGCCAAGCCGGTACCGGGCAGCGTGCGGGTGGCTGTGGCCGGAAGCGAAGCCGCGATCGGAACGCATTTCACCTGCGATCCTTCGAGCGGACTTGTCACGTTTCTGCCGGGACATATTCCGGCGAGCGGCACATCGGTGACCGCCGGCTTTCTGTTCGATGTGCCGGTGCGGTTCGATACCGATTATCTGGAGGTCGATCTTTCCGCGTTTTCGGCGGGTGCCATCCCGAAAATTCCACTGGCCGAGATCAAGGTATGAGACATATTCCGTCCGCTCTGCAGGACAAATTGAACTCCGGCGTGACGACGCTCGCGTGTTGCTGGGTTCTGACCCGCCGTGATGGCGCCGTGCAGGGGTTTACCGATCACGACGAGGATTTGCTCATCGATGGCGTGACGTGCCGCGCTGGAACGGGCTTTGCTGCATCGGAAGCCACCAGCCGCTTCGATCTCTCCGCGGATGCGACGGAAATATCCGGCGCGCTTGCGGATGAATCCCTGACCGAGGCTGACCTCACCGCCGGGCGCTACGATGCCGCGCAGGTCGCAACATGGCTGGTTGATTGGAGCGATGTTACGCTGAAGGTGTTGCTGTCCCAATCGACGCTCGGTGACGTAAAGCGCGAAGGTGATGCTTTCACGGCCGAGTTGCGGGGGCTCGCCGATGCGCTGTCGCAGGAGACGGGGCGGCTTTATACCGCGCGGTGCAGTGCTGATCTCGGCGATGCGCGGTGCAAGATTGATTTTGCCGCCGCGGGATTGCAAGGCACAGGTACAGTGACACGTGTGGACGCCGTTTCTGCTATTGCCGCGAGCGAACTGGACGGCTTTCCCGATGGTCTCTTCACTGCAGGCCGTTTGATCTGGACAGGTGGCGCGAATGCGGGCCTCGCCGTGGAGATCAAGGAACATCGTCTTGTTACGGGCGAGGTGCGGCTGACCCTGTAGCAGGTGCCGAGCGAGCCCATAGGAGTTGCCGACACATTCACGGTGACGGCAGGTTGCGACAAGCGCTTTCAGACCTGCCGCGATCGTTTCGCTAACGGCGTCAACTTTCGCGGCTTTCCGCAGATCCCCGGCAATGACTTCGTCATCGCCGGTGTCGATCCGACGAGCACCAATGACGGCGGCTCGCTGCTGACCTGACGGGTTCAATCAATGATGACGCTTGATCGTGCCGCGATTGTCGCGGAAGCGCGAAGCTGGATCGGCACGCCATATCGTCATCAGGGCTCGGTGAAGGGAGCGGGATGCGACTGCCTCGGTCTTGTTCGCGGCGTGTGGCGCATCTGCATCGGAAGCGAGCCGGAGTTGCCGCCGCCTTACGCGCCGGATTGGGCCGAAGCTCATGGCCGCGAAACGCTCGCGCAGGCGGCGACGCGCCATCTCATCGCCATCGGCAAGGATGACGTGGGTGCCGGTGACATCCTGCTGTTTCGCTGGCGGGAGAGTTTTGTCGCCAAGCATGTCGCGATTGCGAGCGGCGAAGGCACGATGGTTCACGCGCATGACGGGGCCAGTGTTTGCGAAGTGGCGCTGACGGCCTGGTGGCGACGGCGGGTTGCGTTTGCATTTCGATTTCCGGGAGTGGTTGATTAATGGCTGCGCTCGTTCTCTCAGTTGCGGGCGGCGCCGCCGGTGCGGTATTCGGCCCGGCGGGTGCGATTGCCGGGCGTATCGCCGGAGCGCTCGCCGGAAATTTGATCGATCAATCGCTGTTCGGCTCGACATCGCGCAGCGTTGTCGGGCCGCGTCTTGCTGATCTGGACGTCATGGCTTCGACCGAGGGCGCGCCTATCCCGCGCGTATATGGCCGGGCGCGGTTGTCTGGTCAGGTGATCTGGGCGACACGGCTGGAAGAAGTCGTCTCGACCAGTTCGACAACAAGCGGCGGGAAGGGTGGCCTTGGCGGTGCGACAGCAACGACCACAACGACGACTTACTCTTACTTTGCAAATTTCGCCGTGGGCCTTTGCGAGGGTGAGATCGGCAATGTCGGCCGGATATGGGCGGATGGCGATCTGCTCGACACCTCGACGCTAACTCTCCGGGTGCATCGGGGCAGCGAGGATCAATCGCCGGACGATCTGGTCGTCGCCAAGGAAGGCGCGGAAAATGCGCCGGCCTATCGTGGCCTGGCCTATGTCGTGTTCGAACGGCTGCCCCTGGTGGCGTTCGGCAACCGCATTCCGCAGCTGTCGTTCGAAATCGTGCGTCCGATCGGTCAGCTTGAGCGTATGACGCGCGCAGTGACGCTGATCCCGGGCGCGACGGAGTTCGGTTACGAGACGGTGCCGGTGGTGCGGGTACTCGGACCGGGCCAATCGGCTCCGGAAAATCGTCACGTCACGACGGCGGCATCCGACGTTCTGGCGTCGCTCGACGATCTGCAGAGCACATGTCCAAACCTCGAGCGCGTTGCGATCGTGGTGACGTGGTTTGGAAACGATCTGCGCGCCGGTCATTGCAAGGTGCGTCCGGGTGTCGATAACGCGATCAAGGTGACGTCGGGCGGAACATGGTCAGTCGCCGGTCTTTCGCGGGCCGAGGCTTATGTCGTGTCGACCTCCGGCGGTCAGCCGGCCTATGGCGGCACGCCTTCCGACGACAGCGTGGTGCATCTGATTGCCGAGTTGAAGGCGCGCGGCCTGAAGGTGACGCTCTATCCGTTTTTAATGATGGATATTCCGTCGGACAACGCGCTGCCGGATTCCTGGACCGGCACGGCGTCGCAGCCGTCCTATCCCTGGCGCGGACGGATCACCTGCGATCCTGCACCGGGCGTGGCAGGCTCTCCGCAAGGAACGGTCGCCGCGGCGGATCAGGTGGCACAGTTCTTCTCCGGCTCCGGACCTGACGACTGGAGCTATCGCCGAATGATCCTGCACTACGCCGCGCTGGCTGCATCCTGCGGCGGTGTCGATGCCTTTCTGATCGGATCGGAGCTGAAGGCGCTGACGCGCGTGCGATCGGGCGCGGGTGTTTATCCCGCGGTGACGGCGCTTGCCACGCTTGCGAGCGATGTCAAAGCCATTGTGGGTTCATCGACGCTCGTTACCTATGGCGCGGACTGGACGGAGTACGGCGCCGACGTCGTCACCGGCGATGCATCCGAAGTTCGCTTTCCGCTCGATGCGCTATGGGCGTCGTCGGCGATTGATGCGGTCGGAATCGACTACTATGCGCCTTTGTCCGACTGGCGCGACGGTGCGCAGCATCTCGACGGCGTCATGTCGTCCTCGATCTATGACCGCGATTATCTGCGCGGCAATCTGCAGGGTGGCGAAGCGTATGACTGGTACTACGCCGACGACGCAGCGCGTGCGTCACAGGCGCGGGCCGCCATTACCGATGGCCTCGGCAAGCCCTGGACGTTTCGCGCGAAAGACATCTGGAACTGGTGGAGCAGCGCGCATTATGAGCGCGTCGGCGGTTCTGAACTGTCGTCACCGACCTCCTGGATTCCGTGCAGCAAGCCGATCTGGCTGACGGAGATCGGCTGTCCCGCCGTCGACAAGGGCGCGAACCAGCCCAGCGTTTTCCCCGACACCAAATCGTCGGAAGGCAACGTTCCTTATTTCTCCAATGCACAGCG